TTCTCAACGTCCTTTAATGGTAGCCTTTAAAAAGCTTTTAATCTTTATCAACAGAGCCTTAGCAGCTTTTTCTCCCTTCCCTAAGCATTCCAAAACAACCACCATACTTTTAAAAAGCTTTGGGGCCTTGGCGTGCCTACTGTTTAATTTTACTAGTGCTTGTTAGATTCTAAGCTATTGATATTTAACGTAATCTAAAAATAAGTAAAATAAAAGTTGTCATTGTCTGAGATGTGCTTATTCTCGGCTCAAGTCAAAGGGAACGCCCACGGGAGCAATACCTAGCTTAGTTTACCATCCTAGGGTGGTGATAAGGACTAAGCCAAGTGCAAGCGGATACTTTGACTCTTTCGGATAGCCTGAAAGCAAAGCGCAACACGGTGGCCTAGGACACAGCGCAGCGAACTAAGATACTAACGAAAGACTTAAAGCCTAAGCCGTAGGCTTGACTAGTGTAACGAGAGGGTTCTTCGGAGTCGGTGTAAGTTGCCAAAGTCTACGGCTTGGCTTACTTCTGGGCATTTTCGAGTGCTCAGAATTAAGTCAACACAAGGTGGTTAAATGAACACATACGAAACACTATCTAGGGTAGCGAGACTCTACTACCCAAAAGAGAAAGGATACTGTGCAGTCATAGCGGTTGCCCTCGCTGGTCACGTTACTTTTGGTAAAGCGCGTAGCTACTTATTCAAGGAAGGTCGCAAGGATGGCAAAGGCACCCCGCAATTGTGGACATACAAGGTGCTAAACAAGCTGGGATACGGTATACATGAATACACCGGAAGTTATCCCAAGACGTTAGCGACGGCAGCGCGAGTGCTTCCAAAGCTTGGCACCTTCACAATACACACACGCGGTCACATTAGCGTGGTGCAAGATGGAGTGCTACAAGATTGGTCAGCGAATGGTAGTAGAAAACGAGTGATCTCGATACAAGAAATAAAACCTAGGAGAATATAACAATGAGCAAATATAACTGGATAGCGGCAACCATTGCCCTATTAGAGCGTGACTTAGCAGAAGCAATAAAAACTAATTACTTTTGCAAACCTAATCCTACTCTGATAGATGCATACATAGAAGCAGACTATAGGCTAGAACACGCAGAGCATATATTACTAGTGGACGCAATTGAGGAGCATAGCAAATGAATAACATTATAGAAGGCATAAAGGTAGGACTACTCATAGTCATGTGGCTATTAATCGTCTTCGGTTCCTTGGCGTTTGGCGGGTACTGTATCTACTTAACAGCAGTTGGCGGATACTGGGAGGGCTGGGCTATAGTTGGGCCGTTGTTTGCATTGTCTCCCTTGTGTTGGATACCATTAGCAGCAGCAGACATTAACAGCAGAACAAAAGCATTTTAATATTAAGTGATTGTCTCTTGACAGCAGGAGACAATAGCATACTATTAGTTTTCGAGGGCGTGGCAGAGTGGTCATGCAGCGGACTGCAAATCCGTTCACGGGGGTTCGACTCCCTCCGCCCTCTCCAAATCAATAGCGGGTAATGCCGCGAACCAAGCTGGCTACCTTGTAAAACTTGCCAACAATTAACCAATTAGGGATGCACTATGAAATTGCTAGGTTCTAAAATCAAAATTAAATCAGCACCAAAACTTCGTGGTGTTGTTCTTTACGAAGGCCCCAGTTTGTTAGATGAAAAACCTATAGTGGTAGTGGCTACCTTCTCTAGTGCTAATAGTAAGACCGGAGATATGATACAGACTTGGATTTTACGCAGCGATATGCACCCACTAGAAGCCATTGCAACAAAACATGACGATAGTATTTGCGGCAATTGTCCACACAAACAATCCATAGGTGGGGCCTGTTATGTGAATGTAGGTCAAGCGCCAGCAGCAGTCTACCGCTCATACATCAAAGGCATCTACCCGCAGTTCGACAAGGCCCTACACTCTGAACTTTTTATGGGGCGTATGGTAAGACTTGGCGCATATGGTGATCCAGCAGCAGCACCTTTTGAAGCTTGGAAAAGTATTACAGACTTAACAATGGGGCATACTGGTTATACGCACCAGATAGCGCACAAGAATTTTGATGAGCGTATAGGTACTCTTTGCATGATTAGTGCAGATAGTCCTAAGCAGGCTACAAAATATCAGGCTAAAGGTTACAAGACTTTCAGGGTGGCGATGGCTGGGGATAGCTTGGCAGATAATGAACTGGAATGTCTTGCAGATAGCGAAGGATTACAATGTAAGGATTGCAGGTTATGCGATGGTACAAAGAAAAATATAGCCATCACAGTGCATGGCAGTAAAGCGAGTAAGTTTAAGACTTCACTAATACCAACAATGCAGGTAGCATAATGAATAAGACAACAGAGCGTGAGATAGTAGTAAAGAAGGTAGGTGCTAAGGGTTGGTCTGTGTCTGATAATGATGTACAGTTAAGCTGTCATGCTACTAGCCAAGATGTAATGGCAGAAGCATTTAGACTTAGCCAGATGCGAAACCCACCAATTAAAATTGTAGTTGATTGCACAGGAGAATAATGATGTTAATTGAGAAGAGATCTATAGCAAGTGGGAAGGTTCATATCTTAGACCTACCAGTAACCCGGCAGCAGGTAGAATCCTGGCAGGGTGGAGCATTGATACAAGATGCTATGCCTGATCTGTCTAGTGATATGCGTGAGTTTATTGTAACAGGTATCACGCCTTCGGAATGGAAAGAACTTTATGGAGAAGAAGATGGATAACTTGCATTGGTTTCTAGATGGTGCTTTAATTCATGACAAGGATAAGAACACTAGCTTTTTGAATATGAAAGCAGATGAGTTTGAGCGTAAGCTTAGAGAATTAATTAAAAACATGGAGAAGAAAGATGAACTTTCATAGAGTAAGGTCGGTAAAGGTTGTAAAGCATGGAAATAATTGGACAGGTATTAATATTGTTCGACAAGAAAATGCTGATGTCTCTGAGGAAGATGTCAAGTTAATAGCTGAACAGTTAAGTATGGAAGAACATACTGTCTGGGAAGTTGTCTCAATGTTTAGGAAGATAGGTACTTTTGAAGAAGAGATCTCCTTGTTTCCTGAAGATGGTAATGCAATCAAATGGGAGTTTGAATGATGACCTGTTCAGAGATTGATGAGATGCAGTTAGTTATTCATAATGCTGTAAAGAGCATGGAGCTGTACCAGTTAGAGTCTTTTGTTGTCTGTACTCTTGAAGACATGTGGGATGGCAAGGGTAAGGAATATGCGCTAGAATTAATAGAGGAGCTAGAGTGATGAGTGATATAGATAGAGCGCGAGAGATTAATGATGCTGTCCTTATTGATGAGCACTGGTCTGACGCAGAGGAGAAAGAGTTTCTCGTAGAGGTTAAATTTTTTGTGACAGCTTTTAGTGATGATGAAGCTACTCAAAAAATAGAAGATGCTTTAGAGAAAGGTGACATAGAATTTCAAGTAGAACTTACGGAGGAAGTAGAATGACTTATAATGATTTAGCAGCATTCATTATCAATGAACTGCCCGAAGAGTTACGGAGTAAAACTGTTGAAGGTTTTATTCATTCTGAAGAGTTTGGCTATGAGATGCAGGGAGGTAGACTCGATAGCCTTAGCATTAAGTATATGCCTGTACATGGTGTTATGGGTTTGCCTTCTGTTGTTATGGAGTTTTCGCAATGATTTATCGTTTAAGGAAGTTTAAAAAGCGTTGGGGTATCGTATCCGGGCCAGCTTATGTTGGTATTCACCTTGGTAAAAGGTCTTGGTACGTGCCTCATCATGGGCGTGGCAAGGTGTTTAGTATCAATGAGTGGCGTGGCCTTACGGAGGTAACAAAGCATGGATGAGTATACTAAACCTTCCGTGTATTGCTGCGGTTGCAAGGTGATCAGTATCAAGTATACTAACAAGCACAAGTGTTTGCTTAGTAGGTGTGCTGCTGATCTTAGAATCATGGCAGACATGTTGCTGCTTGAAGGACAGAATGAGCTACACTTTAATGTGCAGTCTTCGTTTAATCAGGTTAGAGGAATGATGAGGAAGATAGATGAGTAATATGTTTTTGAAAGCCATAAAATATCAAGGTAACTTAGATAAAGTTATGCCACAACGTAACCACCCATTGTCTGGGTTGCCTACAGAAAAATCTGTGAGGTGCATTAAGCTTTTCAGAGATGGGTTAACACCTAAACAAATCACTGAGGTTACTGGCTACTCTTATCATAGTGTGTCTTCTACGATAAGAAGATGTAACGTAGAGCCATCCTATAAGCCTCACCATGCGTAATCTTATTGAGGTATCTAACCATATCCTTTCTCATTCAGAGTGTTATCTGGGTGAGGAGGAGGTCACAGACAGCATGCGTGAGGAAGCTTTAGAGTTGTGCTTAAAGCATGGTGATGCTTTTGTTCTAGACTTTACCCGCGTGTACTTGGATGTTCAACGTGAAGAAATTTTAAAAGAAGACTATTAAATAAATTATGACTAACGCCTAGTTGGTATGCTAAAATACTTTCTAAGCTTTAAAAGGAGATAACAAAATGAGTTCAATAGATCCTCAATCAGAGCTTCAAGAGCAGAGACAAGAACTCAGAAGCTTCATAGACGATTGGTGGTGTCAGGTTTTTGCCTTACAGATTGGTTGCCCGTTACCTTCTAAGGATGTAGGTAATAAGTTCATTGGGTTTGTTGAAGATAGAATGGCAGAGGTTGATACTTGGCGTATAACAGAAGATGATCTTTCAAAGTTCTTCCCTGAATTTCTAGACTCACTAGGAGATTGGTAATGGCGTTCATAACTGAAGAGCAGTACAAGAAGTTTCAAGCCTCTAAATATATGGGGTTGTTGTATGAAAATAAGATGACCTGTAATGTTGAGAAAGACTATTACGATAAAGGTGTACACTACCTAGAGCTAGGGCAGGGTACAGATGATTCATTAAAGGATGAGATATTTAAATTCTTTATTGACAGCGCAGCCCCGGCTGTGGTAAACTCGCACAACTTTAATTAAAGGAGAAGATAAATGCGAATGATTGATGGTATCCCACAGGTGTTGACAGGTGAGGCTTTCTACCCACACGTAAAGGTTCCTGTGCCTAACTACACAGGTGACAGGAATGGTTATGAGATTAACCTTGCTGTATCTGATGAAGTTTATCAGCAATTTAAAGATGCTGGATTCAATGTTGGTATGAAGGACGCTGGGCGTTCTAAGTATACTGAAGATCCTGTAGTGCATTTCTATCAGTGGGAAGTAAATGGTAAGGGTGAGAAGAACCCAGCACCTAAGCTTGTAGATATAGATAAGAACGAGATTGATGTTCAGATTGGTAATGGTTCTAAGGTAGCAGTTCAATGGCGAGCAGCAGTGTATGGCCCTAACAAGCAGTACAAACGTGCAATCCTAGAGAACGTACAGATCCTAGAGCTTCAGGAGTATGGTCAATCGTCTAGTAGTTCTACAGAGTTAGCATTTTAAAGGAGATAGCATGAGCGAAGAAGGGAATGGCTGGACATACACAGCAGATGACAAGGTTTACTTAGTAAATAAGTTTACTGATGAAGGTCAGGTAGCTTTCAAACTAATAGTAGAAACTAACAAAGAGTTAGACGCTGCCCGTAAGAAGACTATGCAGTTAGAGATGGCAGTGCGTGGCTTCAATGCTGTGATTAGTGGTCAGCTAACTGATGGTATGACCATTGAAGATGACCCGGATACTACAGAAGATGTAGTAGTAGACTAAACTAAGAGGGGCTGAAAATGCCCCTTCTTTTTATGGAGAATAATATGCCTTTCGTACAGACACATAAAGACTGTCCGTCATGCAGCCATAAGGAATGCTTGGCTGTTAATGATGATGGATCAGCAAAGTGTTTTTCATGTGGGGATTTTATAATTAATTATGCAGAGGGTAAGATGGACATAGCTCCAAGGCTTGTGAAGGACAGTGTTACTATTAGAGAGGGTGAGTTCTATCCCCTAAAGGATCGGGCTATTACACTAGCCACTGCTAAGAAGTATGGTGTTAGATCTACACAGTCATCTACTGGTGATACTACACGGCACTTTTATCCGTACTACAACGGTGCCGAAGAGGTAGCATTCAAGACAAGGATGGTAGATACCAAAGGCTTTATAGCTGCGGGGCCTATGTCAGACTGTGGGCTGTTTGGTCAACAGACAGTAGGTGATAAGGGTGGTAAGTACCTAACCATTACTGAGGGTGAGTGTGATGCTATGGCAGCTTATGAGTTGCTAGGATCTAAGTGGCCTGTTGTATCAGTAAAGAATGGTGCGGCTGGTGCAGAGAAGGATGTCAAATCTCAGATAGAATTCCTTGAAAAGTTTGAGAACATAGTCATCTGCTTTGATGCCGACAAACCCGGACAGGAAGCAGCTAAGAAAGTTGCGAGGCTTTTGAAGCCTAACAAATCTAAGATAATGGTGATGCCTGAAGGGTTCAAGGATGCCAATGATATGCTGCGTAACAATCAGCATGGCTCTTACGTTAACTCTTGGTGGAATGCTAAGACCTATACGCCCAGTGGTGTACTCAATGTTAGTGAGAACAAAGACAAGTATCACAACAGACCGAAGAGAGATGCTGTGCCTTACCCTTGGGCAGGTGTGAACAAGAAGCTAGAGGGCCTACGTCAGGGAGAGTTAGTTCTTGTAGCAGGTGGTACAGGCTTAGGTAAGACTGCCTTTACCCGTGAGCTAGAGCACTGGCTTATCAAAGAGACAGCCGATAACATTGGCGTGATTGCTCTTGAAGAAGATTGGACTAGAACTGTGGATGGTATCTTATCTATAGAGGCTAATGCTAAACTTCATATTGATAGTGTGCGTGAGACTTACTCAAGAGAAGAGATGGACATACTCTTTGATGATGTCTTCTTAGACAATGACAACAACGACAGGGTGTGGGTACACTCTCACTTTGGCTCCAATGATATTGACGGTATCTTTAGTAAGCTACGCTACATGATTGTAGGATGTGAGTGTAAGTGGGTAGTCATTGACCACCTACATATGATGGTGTCTGCTACTTTAGAAGGTGATGAACGTCGATCAATAGACTCTATTATGACTAGGCTTAGAAGCCTTGCAGAAGAGACAGGTGCAGGTCTTATACTAGTGTCTCACCTTAGACGTATTGATGGTAACAAGGGCCATGAGAAGGGAGCAGAGACAGACCTAAGCCACCTTAGAGGTAGTCAATCTATCGCTCAGTTGTCTGACTGTGTTATAACCCTTGAACGTAATCAACAGGCTGATGATCCCGTGGTAGCATCTACTACCCGTGTACGCATCTTGAAGTCTAGATATACAGGTGATGTGGGGATAGCTACCTACTTGCAGTATGATAAAGATACTGGAAGACTTAATGAGGTAGATGATTCTGACATAGATTTTAATACAACCTCCGAATCAGGACTAGCATTTGAATGAAACTATTATTTGATATAGAAACTGATGGCTTAGATGCCACAAAGATCTGGTGCGTAGTAGCACAAGAGGTAGACACAGGTGAGGTGTGGTCGTTTGGCCCGGATGAGATTGATGAAAGCTTAAAGCTATTAGATAAAGCTGACCAGCTATCAGGACATAACATCATTGGCTTTGACATACCAGTACTTGAGAATCTTACTTCTTTTAAACTAGGTAATCAGAAACTAATAGACACCCTAGTCCTATCTAGATTGTTTAATCCTGTACGTGAAGGTGGTCACAGTCTTGCAGTGTGGGGACAGAAGCTTTCTCTAAGTAAGATAGAGTTCAAAGAGTTTGAATGCTATACCCCTAAGATGCTTGAGTACTGCAAGCGTGACGTTGCTCTTAATGTTAAGGTATACAAAGCCTTACAAAAAGAAGGCGTGGGTTTTGATCCTAGATCTATGGAGCTAGAGACTAAGACTGCATCAATACTTAAAGAGCAAGAGAACACAGGGTTCTACTTCGATGAGTATGCTGCTGACATGTTACTGGCTTTGATGCGTACCAAGATGAAAGACGCAGAAGATGAGGTAGCTAAAGTCTTTAAGCCTAAGATGGATGAACGTCTTATCTATCGTAAGCAGAATAAGAATGGGTCTATTGCTAAGACAGGTAATTGGGACACCCCCTCCGGGCCGGGACTAAGACTTACTGAAGAAGAGTATGCAGTACTATCACAGCCTGCTACATTCTCTACTACACGTACTACTATTGTAGACTTCAATATGGCTTCAAGAAAGCAGGTAGGTGAGTACCTTATTGAGTTTGGGTGGAAGCCTATAGAGTTTACTGTGAATGGTAGACCTGTAGTTAACGAGAAAACTCTTACGCAGATAGAGGGTATACCACAGGCAGATCTTATCAAAGACTATCTGATGTATCAGAAGAGAGAAGCACAGGTAAAGTCATGGATCAAGGCACTTAAAGAAGATGGTAGGGTGCATGGTTATGTTATACCTAACGGTACTATCACGGGGCGTATGACTCATAGAGAACCCAACATGGCACAGATACCCAACTCTAATTCTCCTTACGGCAAGGAATGTAGATCTTGTTGGATTGTACCGAAGGGATACAAACTGGTAGGTATAGACGCTAGTGGTCTTGAGTTACGAATGCTTGCACACTATATGGATGATGAGGAGTATACAAATGAAATCCTTAACGGAGACATACATACCGCTAATCAAAAACTTGCGGGACTTGAATCAAGAAATCAGGCGAAGACATTCATATATGCACTCCTATACGGAGCAGGAGATGAGAAGCTTGGCAGCGTGGCTGGTGGAGGTAGATCAGTTGGTGCAGGACTTAGAAAATCTTTCTTCGATAATCTACCAGCATTCTCGACTCTTAAAGATAGAGTCTCAAGATCATGTGCCAAGGGCTACCTAAAGGGTTTGGATGGGCGTAAGATATTTGTACGCTCAGAACACTCAGCATTGAATACACTGCTACAAGGTGCCGGTGCTATAATGATGAAGCAAGCCTTGGTTATCTTCTATGAAAAGCTTGACGGCCTTGATGCTAAGTTTGTATGCAACGTACATGATGAGTGGCAGCTAGAGGTTGTTGTATCTCAGGCAGACGAAGTAGGTAGGCTTGGTGTTGAGTCTATTATTGAAGCTGGTAAGGTATTGAATCTTAAATGTCCACTGGATGGAGAATATAATGTCGGAATCAACTGGTCAGAAACTCACTGAAGAACATAACTGGCACTGTATAAAATGTGACGTTGTTCTTTCACAGAGCACTAACTGGAGTCTATCTTTTAAACGCTATAGCAGATATTTATGTAAAGACTGTGACTATATTCAAAACTCTAATAGGATGTATGTAGATAATAAGTATATTCCAATGTCTCATCCCCTACATAAGTCTGGTAGGTACAAAGGGTTTACAGATGCAGCCTTCAGTTCTTTAGAAAACTACGCACAGAGTTTAGAAGGAGAAGTATATATAATATATAACCCTTCCTTTCCTAGCTGGATAAAAGTAGGCATGGCCGTTGACTCTCAAGATAGACTCAAGCAATACCAAACAGGCTCACCCTATAGAGACTACACAGTTCACGCATCTTACTCTACTCCCAATAGAAGAGAGGCAGAAGCAGAGGCCCATAGAGTTTTAGGAGAGAATCATGAGCGTAGGGGAGAGTGGTTTGTATGTGCTGCTCCTATAGCAAAAAACCTTTTAGATAATTATTTCAGGGGGAAACAACTTGAACTCTTCTAAAGATTTAGAAAACTTAGTACCCGATATATACGAGAAGCTAGATGCTTTGTCTCAAGGTCAACCTTTAGATCTTTCAGATGAGATTATAGATGACTTTGGCGAGAGAATGAAAGCAGCCATGCGTCATTGGGCAGAGCCTCACAAGCAGTCTAAAGGGTTACGCATGAGTAACATAGGTAAACCCTCTAGGCAGTTGTGGTACGAGTCTCGCAGGAACTTAGATGAACCCTCACACATGCAACCACATACTCATATTAAATTTCTTTATGGTCACCTACTGGAGGAAGTATTGTTACTGCTTGTAAAACTAGCAGGACATACAGTTACTGATGAGCAGAAAGAAGTAGTAGTAGATGGTATCAAGGGTCACATGGACTGCAAGATTAACGGAGAAGTTGTTGATATAAAGACAGCCTCTAACTTTGCCTTCAGAAAGTTCTCAGAAGGGACGCTGGCAGTAGATGATCCCTTTGGGTACATGGCCCAGCTTGCAGGGTATGAGGCAGCAGAGGGAACGTCTGATGGTGGGTTCTTAGCTATCAACAAGGAGTCAGGTGAGCTTGCTCTACTCAGACCGGGAGATCTGTCTAAGCCTAATATCAACACAAGAATTAAAGACCTAAAAAAGATATTAGCTATTGACAAACCTCCATCCCACTGCTATACTGATATACCTGAAGGTAAAAGTGGCAACATGCGTATAGCGACAGGCTGTAACTATTGTGCTTTTAAAAATGAATGTTGGTCAGAATCTAATGATGGTAAAGGTTTAAGAGCTTTCAAATACTCCAATGGCTTGAAGTACTTTACTAAAGTTGTGATTGAACCTAGAGTAGAGGAATTAAAATGAACTCACAGATCTGTAAAAGAATTAGTAGACATACAGATGTAGTATTATATCGCTGGTTGAAAACTCTTATAGCTGAAGAAGAACATAGTAAGGTCAGCATAAGTAATGTGCGTGAATTCATCCCTCCTTCAGAGTATTTCTATAACAACAGGACTTTAAGATTAAGTTTCTATAGCCCTAAGTGGGTTAGGAAAACTATTAAAAAGCTTGTCAATCTTGGTAAGGTTATAGAAGAAATTACTATGCAAGACCTAGAAGACTTCGCTAAAAGAAGAGGGTCTGTACCATCAATACTGTAAAGAAAGCTCGCAGTGGATGGAGAAAACCTAGAGTACCCCGACCTAAGAAGTACCTCAAAGCAGATGGAAGTAAGTATGACTCTATCTGGGAGGCTGTACTACATGAGTCGATCCTAAAAGATTGGGAACACCACGTTGATAAAGTATCATATGTTATTGAGCATAAGTACGAGCCTGACTTTGTTAGAGAAGTAGATGGTAAGAAGATATTACTTGAGTCTAAGGGTAGATTCTGGGACTTTGCAGAGTATAATAAATACATCTGGGTTCAGAAGATTCTGCCAGAAGACATTGAGTTGGTGTTTCTCTTTGCTAATCCTTCTGCCCCTATGCCCGGAGCTAAGAGACGTAAAGATGGTACTAAAAGATCTCACGGTGAATGGGCTGGTGCTAATGGTTTCAGGTGGTACAGTGAAGACAGCATCCCTGATCATTGGATTGATGCCAAGGCTAGAGACTCTGATGAGTATAGAAAACGTAATGATAAACTAAAGGTTAAGATGCAATGAAACTTAAAGAACTTTGTAACTTGCAGTACAGTAACTCTTATGGCGGGTTGTTCAGGCTTGCTAAAGGAAAATCACCAATGGCTGTAGTAAGAGTTATTCAAAATGAAGATACTATATTAGTAGAGTGCTTGTACTTAAAGTCAGGTACAATAAATGTACACTCAGGGGAAAAAGAAGTAGTATCTTTAAAGCTTGGAGTGTTTGAAGATGATGAAGACTTTATGTCTAAAGAAGAGTTAGAAGAGGTGAGGCATCTAGGATGTCCTAATTGGCCTGTTTGTGATACAGAAGGATGTGGAGCATGGTAATGAGTATTGATGACGCAACACCAGAAGAATGGGACAGTCTAAACAGATGGGATCGCAATGGCCCAGACCAGCACCCTCTATATCCTACAGCAGATCCAGAGAAAAGAATGATAGACAGCTACAAGTTCAAAACTTCTGATGATGAGGTCAATAGCCCCTCACACTACAAGAATCAAGGTGACATAGAATGTATTGATGCTATGGAGTCAATGCTCAGTAGAGAAGAGATCATAGGATACCTCAGAGGTAACTCATTCAAGTATCGGTGGCGTTGTAGAAATAAAGGTAGTGCTGTTACAGACTTAAAAAAAGCTGAGTGGTATGAGCGAAGACTGTTAGAATTACTTAAAGGTGAAGATAATGGCAGACAGTTGGGATAGAAAAACTGAAAGGTCTGAAAGGTTTCATAAAAGAAACAAAGCAAAAGATAAGAAACAAAACAAAGCACGTACCAAAGGGTACAGGCAAGAACAACTAAGGGAAAGAGATGACACTAACGACATCAAAGATTGGGAAACAGGATTACTTGGGGATAGAGATTGATTACTCTAGAGAAAAAGATCTTAATAACTTTTCTTTAGAGACTTTAAAGGATAGGTATTTAACAGAGGATGAAACTCATGCCCAAGAAGCATTTGCAAGAG